GAGCGCGCCAATTGTATTATAATAGATGAGTATGGCTCTGTAAATGAAGAAGTTTATGAAACTGTTGTTGCACCATTTGCTGCTGTTTCTTTAGATCCTGTTACTAAAGTTAAAGAGATGGCTAGACTTAGAGAGATGGAAGAACAAGGATTAGACATTTCTGAATTTAACCAAAAAGGCAATGCTAACCAAATAGTAATTAGTGGAACAGCAACTTATCAATTTGAAAATTTCTATAAAAAATATAAACGCTATCAAAATATCATAAGAACAAAAGGTGATATAAATAAATTAAGACAAGTTTTAGGTGACGATACTTCTGATGAAGAATTGCTTCAAATAGACCCTAATGAATATTGTATTTTAAAGATTCCTCATACAGAAGCCCCTATTCTTGATGAAACAATCATAACACAAGCAAGAGCTACAATGACAAAATCTAAATTTGCAATGGAATATGGTGCATCTTTTTATGCTGATTCAGAAGGGTTCATTCCAAGGTCACTAATAGAAGCAAATTCTTTATCTGAAAAGTTTGCACCATTAGCTAGAGGAAGAAAGAATAAAAGATATGTTATGGGTGTTGACCCTGCAAGAAAAAGAGATAATTTTGCAATTATTATAGTTGAAATAGATGATTCTGGTAAAAATAAGCATAAAATTGTGTATTGTTGGGCTACTAATGAGAAAAAAATGAAAGCTGCTGGTGAATTAGGCGCTTCTCAAACATATTATAGTGCTTGTGCTAAAAAAATAAGAAAATTAACAAAATTGTTTAATATAGTGAAAATTGACATGGATGCTGGAGGTGGTGGCTCTGCAATTGCCGATGCTTTAAAAGAAAAGGCTTTTCTTGAAGAAGGTGAAAAATGTATTTATGAAGTTGATATTCCAGAAGAAAGATTATATGAAGGAATGCATATTTTACAATTAATTTCTTCTTCTTCAAAATGGGTGTCTGAAGCAAATCATGCTTTTAGAAAATATATAGAAGATTTTAATTTGCTCTTCCCTGTCTATAGTAATGAAGCTATTGAAAAAGACTCTTTGGCACATCCAGATCTTTATTTAGATGAGCAAATAAGAAAATCAACTAAAAAAGGCAGGAGATATATGTCAGATACAATTCAAGATATATGTGATGAAATTCAAGAAATGAAAGATGAAATTGGAAGTATTGTAATTACACCAACAGCTGGTGGCAATGAACACTTTGATTTACCAAAACTTGGTGGTGGCGTTGGTGGGAATGCAAATATTTCAAGTGATATTAGAAGAAAAGATAGATATTCAGCAGCAGTTTTAGCTTTTTGGGCATTGAGGGGAATGGTTCAAGAAGAAAAAGAAATTGTTGGTTATGAAAATTATGGCGGTATAGCTTCAGAAATAAGTGAGTCAAGCTATGAAGGAGCAATGTATAAAGGTTTGCCGGCAGGCGTTAAAAGTCCATTTAGTGGTTCTGTTTGTCAAGTTGTAACTAATAATGGTAAAGTTTTCTATTAGATTGAATTAACAATTAGATTAAAGAAATTGCCAGCAGATTCATTTTTGCTGGCTTTTTTATTAAAGATTGGTGTAAATATCATTATCAATAAAATTAGTGATTAAATTAGGAGATTATAAATGGCAAAAAAGAAAACAACTGTTATAAAAACACAAGAAAAAGATGCTAATAAATTACCAATTGGATATTTTTCTGTTGGAGGAGACGGCAAAAAAGTAGATTATAATACACAAGTTGCTACAACTGATGAGATTTTTGCAAATGCAAACATAAATGAAGAAAGAGCTTCTAGGGGGAGAAATTATCCAGCACCATATTCAGCAAAAGAATCTAATAATTTAGGGATGACTTATCGTAATTTATCCGGCAAACAAATGATACAAACTTGCCTTGATATTTATAAAAATGTTGGCATAGTGAAAAATGTTGAAGATTTAATGGCTGATTTTTGTACAGAAGGCATTGAAGTTATACATCCAAATAAAGGAATGTCTGGATTTTGGAAAACATGGGTTAAAAAAGCTGATATAAATAGTGTTTCAAACAAAATGGCTTTGACACTACTAAAAGCTGGAAATTTAATAACAAAAAGAAGAATCGGCAAACTTAAGCGTACAGAAGAATTAGAAATGAGAAAAGAAGGAAAAGCAAATGTATTTGATGAAGAAAAAAAGAAAACAAGAATAATTCCGATTGGATATACTGTTAAAAATCCATTAGCTTATAGATTTCAAGGTGTTAGAAATGACGGCAAAACAATAATTTATGACATGAAAAGTGATAGAATTGATACAAATCCTGATTATTTCATTGACCATTATAAAAAAGATGATTGGGAAGAATACGGCTATCCATTCCATTATGCAGCATTAGATGATATTGCTTTTGAATATAAAATGAGAAGAATGGATGAGTCTGCAATGGACGGTATCATAAACAAAATCAGACTATGGAAGATAGGCGGTACATTAAAAGATGGAACACCAATATTCCCACAAAGGGGTTCTATTGCTAAACTTGCAAATATTTTGACACATGATACTGGCGGTGGCACCGCAGACATTATATGGGATCAATTTATTGATTTAAAAACAGAAGAAACAAATGTAGATAAAATTCTTGGCTCAGATAAATATAATTATATTAAGAACAAGATTCTTGAAGATTTTGGTATTGCACAAGTTCTTATTAGTGGAAGCGGTGAAGGTTCTTATTCAAATCAATATCTTTCAATCGCAGGTCTTATAGAAAAACTTGAATATATAAGGGGAATTATACAAAAATGGTTAGAAGGGGAAATTCGCTATATTTGTAAAAATCTTAATATTAAGAAAAGACCTACTGTTAGATTTAATCATATTGATTTGTCTGATAAAAATGCAGAAAGAGCACTTGTTTTGCAACTTAAAGACAGAGGTCTTATTTCTAAAGAACAAACTCTTACATATTTTTCAGAAACTTGGGATATTGAAAAAGATAGAATTACAAATGAATATGTTGAATCTGAAGAAAATGACGCACTTGAGAACAAAGGTCCATATGATATTGCTGAATCTGATGATTCTAGTGAAGAAAAGCCTATCGGTAAACAAGGTGGCGATGGAAGACCTTCAAATCAACCGGGCGACAAAAGTCAAAAAACAACAAGAAAAACAAAGCCACAAGGCGCATCTTATGTTGATAACAATATAAAATTATTCATGCTTGAAGAAATGGCAATAGAAATACAGGATAAAATAGCAAATATTATTGACCCAGTTTTTTTGGTTTCAAGGAATGTAAAAAATATCAAACAATTAACAAAAGCAGACAAAGAGCTTTTAGAAAATTCTAAGTTTTTTGCTTTATGTAATGCTAATGGTGTAAATGACATAAGTAAAGAATGGTTGCAGAATTTAGAAAGTACAGCGCCAGAAAAATTAGATAGATGTGTAGAACAAGTATATAGAAAATTAGTACAAGAATATGTTGATAAATATAAAAAACAACCGTCAAAAGAAATGAGAGAAAAGCTAAGGAGTAAAGCGTGGAGCTATTGCAGAAAATCTTTAGATATTTAAAAGGAAATAAAAATATGGAAAAAAATAAAAAAGTTTTGAAATATCAAGAAAAATTTGGAAAAATGTTTACTTTGGAAGCAAAAGCTAATGTTTCTATGGAAATAAATGATTCTAATGAAGCAAAGGCTTTTTTTGACAAAGTGCCACAAAAAGTCGCTAGAGATAGTAAGGCAGACTCCGAACATCCTTACGCACTTGTTGTTGAATGTCTTCAAGCTTCAGCTTTCTTTAATAAAAACGACCACTATTTTATTCCTACTGAATTATGGAAGGCTAGAGCAAGCTCAAAATATATGCTTGTTGATTGGGAGCATGATAGAGAACAAATAATCGGCTGCATTAGTGATTCTTATGCTGTTAAAGATTCTACAGCAATGGGAGATGATTCTTTAATAGATGATAATACTGCTTTTGATATTTATAATGAAATAGTTGTTTGGAAGAATGTATTTCCTGATTATGCTGAAAAAATAGTTGATATGCATAAAGAAGGTAAACTTTTTGTAAGTATGGAATGCACATATGAAGATTTTGATTTTGCACTTCAAAAGGGTAGTGATGAAGTAATTGTAGTTGCAAGAAATGAAGAAACAGACTTTTTAATTGATTACATACGAGTTTTTGGTGGTTCTGGTAAATATGAAGATTATAAAGTTGGCATTGCCTTTAGAAATATTAGTTTTGTTGGCACTGGATTTTGTGAAAAACCTGCAAATTCAAGGTCATATGTTTTAGATGTTAAAGAAAAAGTTGCAGAGATTGATACAGAAGAAAAAGAAAGTGGTGTAAACATTGTAGAGATTATAAAGAACAATAGCTATAACAGTGCTGAAGAAAAAGATTTAGAAAGTGTTGCTAGTGAAAATAAAGTTGGTGTAAAAGATTTTAGAGATAATTTTTTTGGAAAAGGAGAAGTTATGAGTTTGGAAGAAAGATTTGAGAAGGCACAAGAAGAGCTTCTGAAAGCAAAACAGGAAATCATTGAAAAAGATTCTAAGATTGAAAGTGTTGCAAAGAATCTTGAAGATGCAAAAACTGCTCTTGCTGAAAAAGAAGAAATTCTTGAAGAGCTAACAAAGACTAAAGAAGACATTGAGGCAGCAAATATCAAGACAATTGAAGACATTAAAGCAGAATATGAAGAAAAACTTGCAAAGGTTGAAGAAGAAAAGGCAAGCATTAATGAAAAACTTGCAGAAATTGCAAAAGCAGAAATGCAAAGAGCGAGGAAAGAAGAAATTGCTGGCTATGATGTAGAAATTGAAGATGAAGAGCTATTTAGCCTTTCTGATTCTGAATATGCAGCTATTAAGAAATATGCACCTAAAAAAACTGAAGAAGTTGCTGAAGAAACAGAAGAAGAAGCAGAAGAGCAGGTTACAGAAGAAGATATTGAAGAAACAAATGAAGAAACAAACGAGGAAGAAGCTAAAGACACAAACGCTGTAAGTGAAGAAAAAGCTTCAGAAAGAGCAATGTATGCACAGGTAGCAAAACTTCTTTAATAAAGTAGGTAAATGATTTTATTATTTTTTTGATTTATTATTTTTGGAGGAAATAACATGGGACTTAAGATGGACAGAGAGGTATATCAGAGCAAAATTGATTGCTTTTTGAATGAAGCTGCAAGTCGTGGAAAAATCGCCTGTTATAGCACATATGCATCAGGTATTGCCCTTGATAATTCAGCACAACTTGTTATACTCGCTGCAAACCCTAGTGGCAGCAAGGTAGCTGGTGTTCTAACAGCAGATGTTGTTGATATTGATACAACTCGTCAGTTCCTTAATACGCAAAAGGACGAAGTGGTAAAAGGCTCTAAAGTTAATCTTATTACTGAAGGCTGGATTGTTACCAACAATCT